GGTATATTAACACCAGGAATTACATTAAGAATTTCTGTACCAAAGTCAAGTAAACTTGTAGGTACAGCTGCAGCAAGTTCAGCAGCATACCTTGGATCTTCAGCAAACCCTTCTAGTTCACCACCTGTACCTGTAGCCATTTGCCTGCGGTTCCATTCACCACGACTCATTCCTTGGGCTTCGTAATAAGAAAAGTCTTTTGTTTTGTCGAATGGTTCTTCTTGTTGAGGTGCCGTAGCTACCTCAGGTTGTGGAGCTTGTTCAGGCTGTTCTCCCGTAGGAGTAGAGGTTTCATCTAGTTGAGTATCTTCAAGCTGTGCAGCCTCTTGTTGAAGCTGCATTTCAGCGTTGAATTCTGGAGATAACTCCATCTCACCTGGATCCTCCCTAAACATCTCGTTAGGATCGTATTCCATAGTTTAATTAAATAGTGACTTTAAGGTCTCAATATCTTGTGGTGTAATAGGACGCATTAAACCACCTAAATGTAAATGTGTTTCATGGTTTGGATCACCATCACCAGGGCCAATGATTTCTTCAAATAGACCCATGCTTCTAATAGCATCTTTAAGTTGTCTAGTTTTTTCAATAGAAGCATTGTACTCACCAGTTTGGTGTGTAACATCAAAAGCTTCACCATAACCATGGTAACTATTACCAGCGTGTACAGGAGCAGTACCGCCAAAAGCAGGATGTTCTGCTACTTTAAAACCAAGACCAACAAGAGCTTCACCAGTTTGGACATATTCTTGAGGGTTGTCACTGTACATCATTGCACCAGTGAAAGACCTTTTAAACATAGAACCAGATCTCATTGCACCAGGTCTTTGGAAAGTACTGGTATTACCAGACGTTTGGGAAAACCCTTGTCTCATTGCACGTAACTTAGCAGCTCTTCTTGAGTATGCACTATTAAGTAACGCACTTGATTCAGGCGTCATTTGTGCATTAAGATCTTTTAGTAGTTGAGGTGGTTCTAGTGGTGTAAGACCTTGTGCTTTACGTATTTCATTCATAAATACAAACGGATCACCACCATTACTCATCTCCACAAGAGCTTGTATCCTTAAAGGGTATTCACCAGTTTCAAGATAAATATCAGATGCAGCTTCTGTTTCTGGTGTAGTCATAACAGCATCCTTTTTAGTTAAAACACCACGTATACCTGTTGGACTAGCACGAACAGCTGCTTTTAAATCAGAATAACTGCGTGCATACTTTTCTGCTGATGAAAGATTTGATGCTTTTTCTAACAAAGGAAATGTTCTTCGGAGACCTGGCCCAAGTTTTCCTGCTGCATACTTACCCTTAGCTTGTCTAATTTCCTCTCCAATTGCTAGAGCATTGTTGTCAATAGATATTGCAATTTGTCGTGGCGTTGAGTTTTTAAAATCACCAAGTTCGTTTCGAACACGGTTACGCAAATCTCTAGCTGCATATCTTTTTACAAGTACATCTATTTCTTCTCCAGTTTTTACAGTACCAAAATCTGTTTTAGTGTTTATGGTTCCTTCTAAAGCTTTAATTTGCTCTTTAAATGCTGGGTTGTTGACAATTACCTGTTGTTTTTGGTAACGTGCATCTAAAGCTTTACCGGCAACAGGATCAAGTCCTGATAAAACATCAACAGCCTCTAGTGTAATATCACCATCAGGAAGAGATTCCAGTTCTTCAATCTTTTTAGCTTTTGCCAATGCGTCATAAGTATAACTGTTTGCAAACTTTTGGATTGATTGTGGTACTTTACCGTAACTCTCTTGAAAAAATAGAAGAGCTTCCTCTGCAAACTCTTTGCTGTTATCTTGAGTTAAACCTTGTAAAAATCTTTTTTCATCTTCTTTATAACGTAAGTCATCAGCTTGAATCTGAGCACTACGATACTGTGTATCACCACGCTCCCGTGCCATCTTAATAGCACCCATTCTACCAGGGTTACTAACAGCAAACGGTTGTCCTTTATTTACAGTAGCATTAGCTATCTGATCAAGGGTAAATAAATACTCACCATTAACGCCTCTTTGAGTAGCTAAACCTTCAAGCCATTCATAACCTTTTTGATAATCACTACCATTATTTCTTACAATTGTATTAAAAGAAGAAACAATGTTCTGATTAAATGCAGAAGGATTTTGAGTCAGAATTGTAGTAGCATTATCTACAGCAATCCCTTGCTTAATCTTTATCTCACGGTTCTGAGCTTTTGTTTGAATACCTTGGTTAACACCTGCAAGAGCTGTTAAACCATCACGTAACATCTCAGGTTTATAAGCTAAGACATTAGACCTTTCAAAAAACTCTCTTTGGAAATTAGTAACAAAAGCAGCTGTTTGAGCAGAGTCTAAATCACCAGCATCTAACAAAGCTTTGTTTAGTTGCTGTGGGTAGATATTAGTTAAAATATAATTAACTCTAGCTTGGTCTAATTTATAACGACCATTGCTATCCAAGGATCTAGCTTTAGAAACAGCTACTGGATCAGCATTTCTAGCTTGTGCTACATCTAATTCACTTTGACGTACTTCTTCTGTAGCTGCTAATTCATACTCACCTAAGACTTGTCTAATAACTTCATCTTGATTAGGATTAATTAAGAACTCATTAATAGCTTGTTGAGCACGTTCGTCAGACTTTACCTTTTGTATCTCTTCATATTTTTTAGCAGCTGTTTGACTTAAATTAGCAACATTTTCAAAGATTTTAGTTTGTGCTGCTTGATCTATTTCTAATTGCTCTAACGCTGTTTGTGAATCTAGTTGAGTTTGTCGTAATTGAGTTTGTTGGTTTTGTGTTTGAATTTGAAAATTCTTTTCACGTGCCCCTTTCTCATACTGTTGATTTGCTTTAACTTCTGCGCTGATGCGTTGACGTTGCTCAATATCAGCACGAGCAGCTTCACGCATACCTTGTAAGGTACGGTTACTATCTTCACGCATACGTGAGATAGCAGCATCACTTACTTGTTGTGGGGAGAAACCTTTAGATTTGGTAGCGCCCCTAAATTGTACTTGTTTTGCCATGGTTAATTAATAGGGTTGACCGCTTAAACCAGAGTAGTTTCCAAAAGTACCCCAAGGACTTTGATAATTATTAGCTGATTGATTAGCTATACCCATTCCAATTTGACCTGCTCCTTGAATAAATCCACTAAGAATTGGTGCAAACGTACTTTGTTGTCTAGCTGGTGCAATAGCTTGTGGCAATACTTCCATAGGTTCAATAAAGATACGTTCAGGTGCTTGGGTAGGTAACGGAATAGCTGGTGCTTTTCTTGGTTTAATCATCATAGAAGCATTAGCCTGTAAATCAGCAGCATAACGTTGCAAACCAATCTGTTGCATATTACGTTGTGATTGCTCTACAGAACTAGACAAACTAGCATCCATAATAGCAGAGTTACGACCTAAAGCTGCAATACTAGATTGTAATGCCTTACCACGTGAATTACCAGCTTGACCTAAAGCAGCTTTACCTTCGTTTTGTAGTTGATCTACAAGCATACCTTGACGTGTAAAAGCATCTTCAGTAAAAAGATCATTCAATGCAGACTGTTCAGATTCATAAGCTTGCATTGCTGCAATACTATTATATGTAAGCCTATCTTGAATGTTTTCTACAGACTTACCGTACTGCTCAATTGCTGATAAGTAGCCGAAATCCTGTTGTTCAGTCTGGTATTGCCACTTTTTTATTAAGGTGTCCCGTTCAAATGCACGGGTATTAGCGTAGTTTTGTTTATCAACTTCAAATGAGCGTTTGTTATACTCATTCGTTGCATCAGCTGCTTCTTCTGCAGCTTTCTCAGCTTTCTCTTGTGCCTTCCTTGCTTCTCTGTTTTGCTTATCAGCTTGAGATGAACCCATGATGCCGCCAATAATTGAGGTTGCACCACCAATAAGTGCAGCACCAATAATAGGCGCAATACTCATCTCCAGTCCAGACTCAGCTAGCTGCTCACCTAGAAGATCATAATTCTTATTAATCATTAAGCCCTCTTATAGAAACGTGGGGAATAGTTACCTTCCCACATCATAGATACTAACGATACAGGGTATGGTTGATTACTTGTCACTTTAAGTTCAAAATTAGTATTACGTTGATGGATGGGTACAGTAAAGGTTTTCTCTTGTTTAATTGGATTACTATCACCTGTATAATAACTAGCTTGAGCTACATTTTTTACAGCAATCCATTCGTTAGAACCTTCAGCTTTCGATTTAAATACAACAGCACCAGTTCTACCAAGTGAAAAGTTAGCTCTAGCAATAGTTAATGTTGCAGTATAATCAGTAGTCGTAGCATCACGTCTATAGTAAAACTTAGGTAGTGTTACTTCAAAGTCATAGTTATAACCTACAAGCATACCGTCAGCATAACCAGTGAAATCACCTTTAATTTCAAAGTAATGATAACCTGTACCTGGTTCACTAAACCCTTCTACTTCAGCCCAATAACCAGCATCCGCCTCTAATGCAGCTGATGTATTATTTACTTCTGCTTTAGGTACGTTAAGAAGTACAGCGCCTTTTGTATTTGCAATAGGAGTATAAGGTAAGTAGATCTTAGTACGATCTAAGGCTTCCTCATAAACAACTGCTGAGACACCTACATTAGGGCTTACAGGACGTGTAGCCATGTCTAGGCAGGCATTACCCTCAAAGTCACTTGCTGTTGATACAGAAGCTCCTGTAGGGATCTCATCAAGCACTATAGAACCAATGGCATATTCATCTTCATATTGATGAACTACGACAACATTATCGTTGATGATTTTTGCATCTTGAATAGTACCAGATAGTTCCCATTTAGTCCAAGCTTGAAATAAGTCTTTCTCACCGTTGTTATAATAACGATACAGGTACAAGTAAGATGTATCCCTATCGATCAACATTACAACAGAGTTAGGTGGGCTTGTAGTAATATTATCTACAGTAGCAGGAATCCATTCCAATACTGCTTTACTAATATCTACAACAATAGGGCTTTGCTCTACATCACGTAATGCCATAGTAAATAGTTTACTATAACCAGGCACACGACTAATAAATGCAGAGGTAGTACCAATGTCTACAGGAGATACATCAGTAGCCATCTCATAGTTAGCTAGTGCTCGAATTACAGCAGAAGTTGGTGTAAGAGTGCTGGCATCAGTTGCATAGAGTTGGAACTGTTGGCGTTCACTAAACAAGATAAGACCTTGTGGTGAAGGCAATACCTCAGACAATGAAACAGGACGCACACTAGATACGTTTAGATCAATAGGATCTGAAGCAATCTGTGTTAGTGCTGACTTAACAAAGAAATTATAGGAGTCATTAGCTACACCAAGGACTACATTATCTCCAGACAATACACCAAACCGGTTACTGTAGAAGAAGGTAGAGTTTATCTTTGAACCAATAAAAGACGGTATAGGACTGGTTACATCGTCACCCGCAAGCCTATTTTTATAAGTAATAGGTCCAAAAGTAAATGTAGTAGCACCAGTGTTAGCTAACTCATGTGGCATGGTTGTATTATTTACACCAGGTGATGCATCACGTGCTACTGTTTCTTTCCAATACCCACGACCTCTATTTAAGGTAGTGTCGTAAGCAACGAACTTAACATAATAATCATCTTCAGCACTATCACTGTTTAAGATTTTTACGTAATGATCACCAAAAGATTCTAGTGGTAATTTATCTACATCAGTTACACTATCTTCAAATACTTCAAGTGAAGTGTTATTAAGACCACCTCTAGCATCAATTGAAAAGGCTACAGGATTACCAGTCACTGCACTGTAATCAGTTTTAACTGCATTAGTACCAGTACTACGTTTAATAACAATACTGTTATTGTAACCCTCTAAATACCAAATACCATCAAAATTGGTATTACCTGCTGTATGCTGTGCTTCAATAACACTTTTAATTTTATCAATTAAATGATGATTATTATCCACATCACCTGAATCATACAACAACATATCATCAAATGTTGTATTATTTTGAGCAGTTACTTGTACTACTACATCATCTGTATTGTTAGCAGCAGCAGCAGGAAAAGTAACTGTATATTCAAACGTTTCTTCAAGTGTAAGTAGTTTAAGAGTAGCAACTGAATTAGATACATAATCTACACCATCAACAGGAGCTGCTTGCATAGCAGCAGTAATAGTTTTGTTAGTAATAATTGTTGTATCTTGGATGCTACGGAAATGATAATCATCAGATGTTGTGCCTGTTAGATACGAAGTAGCATATGCTCCCCCACCTGGTCCAGTAACAGTACAGAACGTACCATCAGCGGCTGTCCAGATATAAATGTTAGTACCTTTAATAGCACCAATATAAGAGCCAGCACTAGCACGGTCAATATAAAACCATATTGCATTTGCCAGTTCTGCTTTAGTAAATACATCACCATTGTCTTTTTTTAAAACATTGATATGTTTCATACCAGGTCTTTTAAGTAGACCAAAGGTAGCATCAGGATAACCGTTGATGCATTCAGTTATCTGACCTTCTAATTTTTTGTCGTCATTTTGTTTAGAGACACCTCCAAGAAAGTTAGGTGTCAATTGAGTTACTGCTGGCATTATCGAATCAGGGAGTCAAAGGGACTGTAGCTCTTATAGTAATTACCTTGTTGAGGTGCACCAAAGAAGCTATGGTCACCTTGATTACAATCATATTCAAGAGCCATTGCCCTTGCATACGCTTCTTTTTGTTGTAGCATTTGATATTGATTTGGGTCACCAATAATTCTACTAGATACAATAGCAGCAGCACGTGCTACAATGTAAGCTTGAATAGGTTGCGGGATGTCTGAGTAGTCTCGTTCCCATACTACATCAAAATAAAGCTTTTCATCTGTATCCCAGATGTCAGTATGCTTAATAGTATCATAAACATAACCAGCACGATTAACAACATTACGACCAAGACTGTTTGTGTAGTCTTGGCTTAAATCCATTTGGATTACATTGTTAGGAATAGCAATTTTTTTAGAACCATCAGGTTTGAACTGATCATAGTTTCTTTCTGTATTATAAGACCAACCTTCAGATTGTACTTCACGTAAAACTTCTTTCAATGTATTGTGAGCAATTGCAACATCTGGGTTGGTTTGAGTCTCTACTTTTTGTGTGACAATAGCTCTAGATAGATCAAGAAAATTATCTGAAGTAGCTACTGTTTGAGTAATATTAGTTGTGTACTCATACAGAATAGGATCTAATGTTAACGTAGCAGACGTAGCATCAGGTGCACTAACTGTATAAGTATAAGGACCAGAACCACTTGGCCCTGATTGTACTAATACATTAGCAATTCCAGTTCCAGTAATAAAAGTATTCTTCGGAATATATGGGGATGGAGAAGTAAGTACATTACTTGTAATAGAACCTGTGGTAGAAAACACGGTTTCTGTAGCAGCAATTGCTGTATTATTAGCAACACCAATACCAGAAATGTAAGTACCAGCTGGAATGTTATTTGTATTAGTAAAGAGTTTAGTAGAATCTAAAAAGCCTGTAATTCTTGACACCTCATTAAATACGAGGACTTCTTCTGTATCTAGCGTAGTGACAGGAGCCTGACCAACTGACGCCAGGATCTGATTAACAGCTTGTAGCTCAGTGTTGGAGCCAGTAGTAGGAAAAGGCATAGTTTGATAATGAGTATTATTCTCAATAAAGAATTAAAAAAAAGGAG